TTGTCAATAACTGGTCGCCAATCGATTGTGCATTATACGCAGTTGATTCAACCGCACAAACATTAACATTTGTATCGTAGCTAACACCCCACTGGTGACAGAATTCTGTTGGTGCTTCGTACCACGGACAACGATATGATTCTTCACCATCAGCTTCCCAGAGCATGAAATCTGCTTCAGGTGGAACATCTTTATAAGCGTCTTCGTTGTCGTCATGTCCCTGATCAGCAAGCATATACTCAAGCAGCGGATCGTCTCCTTCTTCGTCATACTTCGGACGCCAGTAGTCATACTGCTCTTTTGTTAATTTAAGGTAAGCACCATCGCCACCATAACCCCAAAGCATAACTCGATACGCTGCCATAATATATCTCCTGTTTTCAACTATACATGTATTATACAGTAATTATTCTTGCATGTCAACAGCTTTTTTGTAGGTAGCAATCAATTCTTCTACTACATCTGGATAGGTGATAGGAAATTCAGAGAATGAACACCAGCGGATCTCGTTCTTTGGATCCAGAATGTATACAGCATGACAAGGATAGCTATTGTTTGCGTTCACAATACCACAGTCCAGTGCTACATCATTACTAACGTCAGAAAGAATCAACTGCTTCAGATCTTTCGGGAGCCATGGCATCATTGATTCAGCAGAGTCGCCACAAACTCCAACCACACTTACCATATCAGAGGAGATTTTATCGAACAACTTTACTTGTTCTAAGTTTGCCTCAATATGAGACTTTGGAAAGAAATGTATTACTAGCCAATTCATTACATTGGCGTCAGTGCGAAGACCAGTAAAGACAATTTCTCCATTGTCGATACCGTTCATCTGAATACTGTGTCCTGTTGGGAAACGATCACCCACACATGGTGTGAATCGTTGATTATAGTCGATTTTAGATTGCATTTTAATTATACCTTACTGATGCGGTTTTTGTATTGACTGATGCGATGCACATAATGTTAAATGCCACAACAATCCTGTCTTTAGTATGGGCTTCACGTGGTACTTCTACACCATGTGGCAACCAACTTGGCCAAAGTAACATTCTGCCTTCCTTTGGTGCCAACATCATAACACCACCATTGAGTTCAGAGTACTCGTCTACGTTAAGTTCCATAACTCTTGCTCCAGGACGTGGGTCTGCAAACGTAGTTGGACCAGCCCCATCTGGACTTTGAATATGAATGATGCCTGACATCATTGAGTTTGGATGAGTGTGTACCATATGTCGGTGTGTTGTATTTGTAGCGTTAGCCCACATACCATTAACATAGATCGCATCACGTTTCCAGCTGAGTTGTGACATTGCTGTATCAGCTTCAGTGAGAATAATCTGCTTTAGTTTATCGAAACGTGGATCGTCCTGAAGATTATCTACAGTCACAAAGTTACCAAACTCGAATGCACCTTCTTTTTTCTTTTTCATTTCTAAGATGGTTCTGCGGACGCCTTCTAACACACCTTTATATTCATCTTTAATTGTTGATTCAAAGATAGGTGTGACAAAGCAACCATGCAGTGCACGATTTTCCATAGCATCAATTGCTTGCAACCCTTCGTTCGCTTCTTGATTCAATTCGAACTGTTCAACGATATCTTCCATCTCTTCATTATTATCCATTAACTCTCTCCATTTCAATTCCTGAATTATCTAAGAAAACTATACCAGCATCATCTCGGTAATAGTTTTTAAAGTACACTTTACTTATACCTGCGCCTACAATGAGTTTAGCACATTGGATACAAGGAGCGTGAGTACAAAATAAATTGGCACCATCTCCTCTCTCACCATCACGTGCAAGTTTGATAATAGCATTTGCTTCAGCATGAATAACCTCATCTTTTGTTTTCAACGTTTGACCATCATCATGTTCACAAGTATTATCCCATCCTGCAGGCATTCCATTGTAACCGATAGAAATAATGCGATGTTCTTTAACGACGACAGCACCAACTTTTAGTTTGACTGCAGAGGATAGCTGAGCAAAACGCTCAGCAGTATCCATGTATGCATCAATCCACTTCTTTTTCATCTTCATCATCTTCTTGCCACTCTTTCCAATTCTCATATTCTTCGTCAAGACCAGCAAAATCAATCAGACTGTCTGGGATTCCTTCACACCAGTCTTCATTTTCAAAGTTAAATTCATAATAATCATCACTACCATCAGTAAACTGACCAACAAAACCCATTCCAGGCTCGTAGTATTCAGCGTCTACTGTCCAACCCTCTTCGAAGAGAGTTTCATATGCAGTAACTGGAGGTGACCATGCAGAGTCGAAATTGATCCAGATAGTTTCTGGTCCATCTCGTCCCCAATCTTGAACACTGATATCCCATTTGGTTCCCCAGTTCTCACAGTTCCACGAATACCAATTGTCTTCTTCTTCAATTGGACGTGGGATCAGAGCATTGAGGACATTGGTTTCACCACCTTCATCATTTGCGGTGAGGGTAGCTTCAAGAGCATCAATTTTACTCGTATCTTCATTCGTAAGAGTAACATAATTACTACACCAATTTGGCATCACTATCTCCTAATAATAAGTTTCAGTAGAGTTATTATACCCTAAAATATATTGCAAGACAACTATGATTTTCCCATAAGCTGACTGATAAGTTTATCAGCGTCTGGCGTTCCATGGCGTTCCATCCAGACATCTTCTACACCATCACGAAATTCACCAATAAGATTTATAATTTCTATTAAATCTTCGGAGTCTAATGTCCCAGTCAGTTCGTTCCAGTCTTCTTCGGATAAAGAAGCCAAAAAATCTAGATGCTCGATCTCTTCAGCTGTCAGTCTCAGATGGCGTTTCTTTTGCACTTTTCTTTGTTGCCTTTTTAGCAGTCGTTTTCTTAGCAGCAGCTTTCTTTGCTACAGGTTTCACTTCTTCTTGGACTGGCAGAGTAATAAACCCTGCATCAGCAACTACTTCGGCAGTGATGTTTTTATACAAACTAGGCAATACTTGGTCTTTAATAGCGACTAGCAATTTTGCCTCAGACTCGTGGACACCTTCCAACAGAGAGATAAAGATGCTCTCTCTACGGATCGCTTCTAGATCTTGACGACGGAAGATATAAAACCTACGCAACTCTGTGTAGATGTTTGTTGGTGTCATACCCAATGGTTCAGCAGTTTGCTTGTATGGTGCGTCACCTTCAGGCAATAGCCACTTGTTCTCAGGTAGGAATGCGTTTTCGAAAACAGTCCTTAGTGCAGCATTACCTGCGTATGTTGTTTTTAGCAGTGCTGGATCAGCATCTACCTCTTTAAGAATATCAACGATATACTTTGCCATATTAAAACTCCTCTATTTCGTCTAATAGGAGACGACAACGATTGTCCATGAGATATTTCATAACTGACATCTTGTCTCCCTTTGGTTTATTATCTATGTATGATCCAACAATATCTTCTTTTAGCGTAGCAGGAATATGTTGGAAATCAACCAACGTTGAGTTTCGGTGCCAGTTGCGACGTTCTTGTTCGTCACGACACGCTGCGAATCCTTTCTCAAAGAATTCAATCAAACGTTTTTTAGATACAGGTTTTTGGCGAACACCATCTTGCATAAAGATACTGTCCTCACTGAGAATATTCGGAACACCGTCACCAGCATCACCTTTAACAATGTGCTCGATTTTGTATTCTTCGATTTCCTTACGTGATGCAGTGAGATACTTCTTTTGAGCAGGTGACCACTGCTTCACGTTTGGAAATAATTGTAGCTGTTTGAAGTCTTTATCACTAGACAAGATCAAAATTGGCTGTGGTTCTTGTACGATACCTTGTTCAACCAATCCATTCTCTTGCGACCACTCACAGAGTGTAGCAATGATATCGTCTGCTTCAGCTGTATCAATATGTAAGACAGGGTAAGGGAAGTGTTCTGCCAGATCTTGACGCATCTCATTCAATGTGTCAAAGATAAGTTTCCAATCTAGATCACTAGCATCACGATTCTTTTTACGACTACCTTTGTAGTACTCAAAGAATTCCTTACGCCAGTACTTTCGTCCATCGCAACAGACGACAAGTTCTCCATACTCAGAACCATACTTTTTCTTGTATGACTTCAATGTGGAAAGAGTTACATGACGAATAAGATTTTTTACCTCTGCTTCATCACCTTTTAATTCTCGTTGAAACGTGAGAATTGCTGCCAATGCACATTGGCTATAATCTACTAATATCATCAAAATGCTCCTAGCAATACACAATTTTCATTTAGCCGACCATTTGGTGTAGTCGGTTTAGTCTTTATACTTTTGATAGCATTGTTCAATGCTCGCTTACCCATCGCCAACCCTTTGAAGAATTCCTCAGGTTTACGTAGAGTCCATTGCTTGGAGTTATCTACATCGAAGCCAACAATAGTAGTTCCCTTGATTCCAAGAACATCATTATTGGTGTATCGAACGATCTTTTTATATTTGGTATTGTACACCCAGATTTCCGTAGTGTTAACCATATCCATAGGTTTGATTGACTTGAGTTTCAGTTCATCGAATTCTCTCTGAAATTTTACTCGTGCCACAACCTTCATAGGTGACAATGGTTTGCGTTTACGTGGGGTGCGTGTTGCTTTAGAATTTTGAACCTGTTGGTCACAAGACGAACAGATATCTTCCATAAACTTGATAAAGCGTTTTAGCTCTCGTCTCGAGATATGGCTATATCCCTCAATGAGTTGTTCATCGACTCCATCGTATGCGTCTTTGAGTTCATCTCGGACTGGTACGAAGAATTCTCCAACTCGTTTTGCGACTGGCGCAGAGACACCTGCCTTAGATAAGAAGTCCTTCGGCGAGAAATCTGATTTATAGCCTGAAGTCGTGAATAAGTCGATCTGCTCATCAAATTCTCCTGCAATATCGGATGCTGCGTTGTAAATACGTTCTTGGATAGTTACGACAGGTTTTACCTGCGCAACAGCTTTTAAGACTTCTACTTTCTTTGCTGCTCTCAGTAAGAGTTCACTAAGTTTATTATCAAACCACTTAGATGTAGAACTTTTAGGGTCGTACATCTCTCGTGTCATAAGACGACAGATACTTCCGAATGTTTGGAAGTTCCAGTCCTCTAACTTTTTGAGTTCATTAGCAATCTTTGGATCTGCTTGATTAAAATACTCCAGAGTATACTGTTTCTGGTCTTTAGAGTTACTGTTGACTGAATACCAGTTGAGTGCGTTTCCAAGATCTTTCTCCTGATTCTCAATGATAGGTTCATTGTTAACTTTAGACTGCGCAAGAATCTTGCGGTTTTTGATGCGACGTTTATCTTTCGCTGTTGTATTAATGCTCATAGGTGCATAACCTCCATAATGTATATATTATACTATCAAAAACCTTGCAAGACAAGTCACTTCATCACTTCTTCATAAAGTTCCACAAACTCTTCGTGGTCTTGCTGCTCTTCACTAAGGTTCTGCTTGTGATATGCTTTCGCAATCTTACGAATAATTTTCTTATTGATGCTATACTCTTCAGACAGTTTCTTAATAATTTCATTAATCAAGTCACGTTCTGCTTCAGTACGTGTTAGAGAGTTTGAGATCTCTCGGATAGCATCGTGGAATGCTTTACGATCTTCTGGGCTACTAATCATTTGACACCTTTATAACCATTAATTGACAACGACAGTACGATAACTGCCAACCATTCCCACCAACCATAACCAATAGCCAATGCAGGAAACAGAGTATTGAGTGCCCAGATCAATCCGAATGGATAGAACAGGACAATCAACAATATTGCTAGCATAACGACAGCTTTAGTAGTTAAGTTCATACTCAACCTCTACAAGTTTTACTGAGTCCCAGCGGAAAGATCGCCATTCTCCAATTGTTGTGTCAAAAACTGCTTGGGCGTCATCAGAAGTCTTGGCAGTTTTCGTGCCTTCTTTAGGCTGCTTATCTGCGGGAATTGCATCGGACTTGAGGGTTCCGAGTAAGACTCGTTCTGTACCGTCTTTTTTGGTAAAAGTAATACGCACCGTGTCTTCATGTAATGCTTCCCTTGTGATAGTCTTCAATTCATCCATTTTCTCTGGTGTGAGATCTTGGGCTAGTGGTAGTAGCATGAGTATTTCTCCTCTAAATCATTTTCAAGTGATAGACGACCAAATTCCATATCTTCATATTCCTGAATCCGAGCGTCCTCCATTTTACGAACTTCATCTTGAAGTTGCTTCCACATTAGATCGTGGAATTCTTTTTTGCTGTCTTCAGCAGCTTGGTCGAACAAAGCATTTACTAGATCAATCATTTCTACACTCATCTTGTCTCCTTAATTTGTCCAAATATGATTAAATTTCTCTGGAAGATTCTCACAGCTGTAAATTTCTTTACCGAAGAAGATTCCTTCGTAGTTGATCACTGACTGACATTCCTTGGTAGCGTATGAAACATAAACATCAGGCATAGACATTGCATAATCAAACGCAACAACCACCATCAACGCACCAATCAAAACAGCCACTGTACACTTCAAAAATCCAAACATAGTAATCTCCAAGTTCATGTTAGTATTATACATCAAGCATTGCAAAAAGTCAACAACTTTCTGCTTTTCTTATTAAGCGTAGTATGTTTCACCAGTAAAGATGTTCACAACTTTCTCACCAGCACCAAAAGCAGCACGTGCTTCCATACGCTCTTCTGCAATCTGCTCTTCAGAACGATTTGCTTGTGACTTGATGTACGCAGCAATCGCTTCACGATCCTGTTTTTTCTTTTCTTGCAGAGTCAACAGAATTTCCACGTCAGTGATGAAACCAGCTTCCATGAAGTCAGTGAGCATGTCTTCAAAGGGGCAACGATCGTTCGACTTCCAGTAGACGACACCGTCTTTGACATAAGCATCAGCAAAGTTTGCAGCAATACCAGCAGTAGAGTAGCCAGTAAAAGTTTTGGTTCTTGAATCACGACGCATTGTTTTCTCTCCTAATCAACTAATACAGTAATTATACCATAACTATCCTAAATGTCAACAACTTTCTGGAGTTTTTTTCAATTATTTTCCCCTGTAAAATCAACAACTTACGTGTCTACAATGAAAAAACCCCACTCGAGGTGGGGTTTCTGGGAGTGAAAAGTATTACTTTTTAGGACAGTCGAACCACCGCTAGGGTGATGAAAATCGCTGCAGCCAGCAGAGCGATCCCGCAGATCGCATATGAGGTGTAGAGGATACCGTTCAGAATGGTTTTTCTTCGTGCGAGTTGAGCCAATCGGATCTTTCTCTCTTCTTCCTCACGACTACGTTTCATCTCCTTCTGGAAATGTAACCAATCGTCCCACATGCCTGCTCTACCCTGATAGATCATCATCTCTTTAAGTTCAGATTCTTTTGCGTTCAGTTGTTCCTCAGCCATGAACGCTTGAAGGTCGCTCTTGTATCCATGCTGGTGTGCCTTCTTCTGAATCTCAGTCTTTAAACCGAAATACTGAGCAAGTGCCTCACCAGCTTCGTAGATTTCTCTACCGTTCTGGACAGTTTGTTTTACTACCTCAAAGGCAGCATTCGCCGCAGCGAGTTCGGCTAACATATTAATTGGCTAGAGGGTTGTCGAGTGCCCTCTGCAGTTTGTTAGTTAGACGCTGCTCGAGTTCCTTTGCGTTCCTATCAATTTTTTCCTGAATTTCTTTTGTGTCTCTGGATACTGTCTCACGTAGACTATCACGCTTGGTCTCAAACCTTTGCTCTGCGTCTGAGATCATATTGCGGACATCATCAGTTGACTTTCTAACCATGTCTTCAGTTCTATCAGCTTGCTGTTCGATACGAAGAATATCCTTCTGCAGTCCATTTTTAATGTCACGTGCATAACCGATAGTTTCTTCCATCTTAGTTTCCATAATCTGCATACGTGTGTCATAGTCAGCAATCTTTTCTTCGTATTCCTGTTGTTGGTCTACGAATTGAATTGCCTGCTCGACTTTCTGATACATCAAGAAGCCACCATATAACGCACCAACAAGTGAACCGATAGCTGTTAGAGCAGCCAGCGCAGTAACTGGTGTTACCTTTATTCCAGCAATGCGGAATTCTTTATTTTTAAGGTTCTCAATGCCTTCCTCAATGTTTTCGAGTTCTTCACCAAGATCTTTTTCAGCCATTCTGTTCTCCTATAGGACTCCACTTCCACTTCGGAACTGCACTCCAGTATTCTTCAGGTGTGGTGAATGTTTCAACCCACTTATTGTTTATAACTCTTGCTTCAAAATATACATGTGTTATCCACACTAATGATGAAACAATGATAAGACCACATATAAAGAAATAAATTTTTTGTAGTGGTGTATACAATTCATACATCTCTAATCTCTCCAATTTACTTTACGGTAAAGTGACAACACCTTCAGCAATTAGTAACGCACGATTTGCTTTATGCATTTCCTGCAATTCCTCTTTGCTTCCACCATAATAAGATACGGCATGTCCTTCTTCTATAAGAATTTGTGTTACAGTTTTGTCGCCAACAGCAAAATCGCCAAGAATACGACCAAACTTACCCTTTGCATCCTCACCGCTCTTATCAACCTGCGTTCTAAGAATTCCTGTTTCGCCAAGAAGTTCTGAAAGTCGTTTTTTGGCTGCAAGCCCAAACACTTTCTCAACGTCATCCGAAGTTCTACTCTCAGGTGTGTCAATTCCCATAATCCGTATGCGCTCATCACGCATCCAAATACCAAAACCCAAATCGATGTCCACATCTACTGTATCTCCATCTACTACTCGTTTGATTAATACTCGATATTCATACATGTGTTAGTCTCCAATTTTACAGTTGTTTTTACGATGACCATTCCAAGCGGCAAAGCCACCTATTCTTAATGCCCAGTATGCGAGATAGTTGAGGAGATGAAAACCATTCTGTTCGATATTGATATCACGGAATAGTTGATCTGCTTGCTTTTGTGTCATAGGTTCGGAAGTTTCCTTCTTACCTTTTTTAAGCAATACAGTATATTTGTAGACGTAGTCGTGGACTAGTCCACCGATTAGCAACACACCTGTTGGCGATAGCCAAGTCGCTAGGAATTTTGGTACAGACGCACCATCAAATGTGAAACCTTTAGGGATGACGTACTTTTCGCCATTTACTTCAAAGTGCCAGTCCTTGCATACTTGCCAGTGACGGACACCCATGAACCACATCCAAACAGCACCCCAAAAACCTTTTGATGCGGTGGCGATTTTGATTGGTTGCATGTGTGGCATTTCATCATACTTCAAACCAACAAGTGGTTCGTCTTGGTCTACACCTGCCAAATTGGCAAGCCAACCAATAATGATTAAAACACCTACTAATGTAAACTGCCACCATGTGACAAGTTGATCGATAATAAATTGAACGTAATCCATATTACTTTCCTTTTCTGTTTCATAATATGGATCAATTTTAATTTACATTCTGAATTTCGCTTTTGTTAGTTTTCGAACCCATCCTTACCAGAAGCATTAAGTCGCCTTAGTGCTTCAAGTTCTTCTTGCAACTTCAAAACTTCAATTCTTTTCTTACGAAGTTCCAATTCATAAAGTGAGTTACAGTTAATTCTCTCTTTTGGACCATCTAGTGGGATAGTAATTCTAGCATAGACACCAACGTCCTTATTGCTGTTACCACTGTTTCCACCAAATGGACTGTTATAATTGTCAACGATACCAGTGACACCAAATTCTAAATTAGTAGAACCACCAATAGCATTTTTACAATCAAGATCACCTGCCCGAATACTATCCTGCCCATACGCAGACGGAGCACTCGGTAGTTGTAAGTTTAAAGAACTGCTTTCAGCAAATGCAGCAGTGCTTAAGAACAAACAACTTACAATTAAGATTTTTTTCATCTATACAAATCTCACTTAAACTTCGAGCAAATTCTAGACGACACAGCAGTTTTTGGTTGCTCGCCTTGTTTCCTCAGTTTCGATTTAGAGCAGATATACTCTGCTCGGCTTACATCTTCTTTTCTAATATAAACATCAAATGTAACATGTCCAAGATACCTAATGTTTATCACAGTATACTTTGACACAAACGGTATCGGTTGAAAGTTTACATCAAAGACGCCGATTTCATAATATTCGACGTCAGATCTTTTATTAAACATTTCCATCGTTGCCTTGTATACATTATCAAGATGGGATGGAACAAGTGATGGGTATGTTGGTACCATTTCATGGGCAGATGCCGTAGAAGTAGAAACCATCATAGCTAAACATATGATAAAAATATTCTTCATTTACTTTGCGATACACTGTGCGCTTACGATAGCAGTGTATGATCCTCCTGGAAATGCTTTATTACCACCCATTGCTGCTGTAGAAGATGTTTTGAACCAAGTGCTACCTGTAGCAGTTAGATCATACTTGTCTGTCATACCAAACTCAATCTTTGAAGACTCATAAGTTCCCATACCTGTCGAATCAGAAACTGCGCTTACTTCAGTATTACCAGTCCAAATTACTTGGTCTGGAAGTGATGGGCTAGATGAGAATGCTGTTGGAGCAGTAATCTCAGCATAATATGCGCCAGCAAGAGTAACATCAAAACGAACGATCGCTAGCTGTCCACCGTCTGCTGGTGTGGTTGTTAGAGTATAGGCATTTGGGTTACCATAAACACCTGCACTGTCTGTTTGAATTACGCAACGTGACTGCACGGTGCCATTAATTGGTACATCCTCAGCTTGTGCCCAAGTCGGGCTAACAGATACTGCTACCAATGCAGCACTGATTGCTACCACTATCGATTTCATTTATTTACTCCTCTTTTGTACTGCATGCCTATCATTTGTTCATGCAATAATTGTTGTGCAAAACCGTTGCGTAGCCCTCTTTTATTCTCAGGCAATTTCGTATCCACTAGTGCAACGGAATCCTTATAAACTCCACCAGACATAGTTACTGAATAATATGAATTCATATTAGTAGCGTTGTTAACTGCAGCGAGAACAGCAGACTGGTCCATAGCGATAGCAAACATTTTATTTTTATTTGCTTCTGTTAGGGCACGTTCTAATCGCAACTGCGATTTTTCTTTCTCTTCTTCTTCCTCAGCAGCTAACTCTTCTTCTGTTTTAGATTCTTCTTCTTCAGAATTAGTCTTTAGTATAATACAATCGGCTGATACGTCACTTTCTTTACATGTTTCTCTGTTAATATCAATATTCGTATCAGTAGTAACATCGTAAATAGTAGTAAGATCAATCGTTGGGATCGTGATCTCTGGTTTTTTGTATCCAGGGCAGTTTGGACTAAACTGCGGATCATAACATGGATCCACACGATATGTATACATAACGTTAGGATCGCTAACCGATCCACCTGTGACATCAATTGAACCATCACCCCACAATGATCTATTACTAGGAACTACAGGTACAACCTTGTTAATCTGAGTTCCATCTAAAGATCCAGGAAGCCACTCATCTGTCTCACGAAAGATATATCCTGTACCATTAGCATTTTCATTTTGTATATTCACTGTCGCATGATCTTCAGTTTGTTTATTAATCGTGTATCTGTAGATAACACCATTAATGTCTAAACCTGGAGGTGTTGGTAATACATTACCCATCCCCCACCGCAGTCCATTGCCTGCAGCATTTCCAGTAGTTCCGTGGTACGGTGTTATCCCCTCAGAATAAGAGGAGCATGCCCAACATACCAAGACCACCGAAAGTAATAACTTCTTTAACATTTGGTTTGTCCGATTCTTCTAATTCTTGTCTCGTTGTCTGTACATGGGTTTCCCAACCCAATCTAGCAGCTTCACCAATTGTTCCATTGTATGGACATGGAGTACCAGCATGACCCATAGCATCAAACACTTTTGGATCTTGACACATCACAGACACAGCAGCTACCTTCATACCCATATCGTATAGAACCTTTGCGTTCTTTAGACGAATACAGTTTTCTTCAGTGAATGTAGTGCCAGCTGAGATGCCGAGAATTTGAGTCTGAACAGCACCTGCTACACCAATCGTGCACAAGTCGCTGTTGTTACCAGAACTAAAAGAGGGGGAAATAGCCGACGGTGGTGGCTGTTTGATTGTTGTGGTATTCGAACCGTTAGAGGTTACGGTACTGTTCGAATTAGTTGTGAAAGGGTCATCTGCAGATCCAGATCCTGTCAGTGTCTGAGCCATCACAGGCACTGAAAAGAATAAAACTACAATGAACCCCAAAAGTGTTCTGTACATGTGGAGCCATCCTCATTATTTAATTCTATTTAGTAGAATCGTCAATTGAGAATGGCAAGTCTGACTGTAAATCTTGTACTTCTGCTTCAATAATACCGATGCCACTACCTGCGCCAACAGAGTTTAGAAATGATTCTGTTCGGCTAGTCTTGTTTGCATCTATCTCAGTTATCAATCTACCTTTCTTTCGATTAGAATTAGTAGTGATCTGAATATCTTCCTCAACCGTTACTTCGTCTTTGACTTCTTTGTGGGTTTCGGTTGGTTCGGGTTCTGAGACGGTTTCGGTTTCGGTGGTGTCGGACACGATGGGCATGTCCCGAACGATTTCTTTTTCATTTTCTCTCCTTGCGAATCCCCAGTTAGCAGCAATAACCATCAATACTGCTAGTGGATCAAACACGCCAACAATCATCAAAATAACTACACGAACTGCTTCTTCGAGCATTGTGTTCGCTTGGTCACCATAGATGAGCGCAGCGATATACTTGATTGGACCAACTTCTGCTTCTGCTTTGACTTGCTCTTTAATAAGGACAAGTTTCTCATCCTCGAGTTTAGCCATTTCTGTTTCAGCATCTTTGATCTCAGCAGCAAGCGCATCACGTTCTGGTTTTTGATCCTGACGTGCTTTAACACCTTTTGTTACTGCTCCAAGTTCATTATACCGTTCAATAGCATCATCAAGAATACGTAGTTGTTTATCTGCGCTATCAATACGCTTTGTCTGTCTCTCGATATTTGTTTCAATACGAGAAATTACAACTGTGTTATCATCGGAGGAAAGTGTTTGATCAATATGTGCTTTTGACAAGAAGCCAAAGATGCCCATAGATGTTAAGAGCATTAGCACTACTAAAGCAGTAGTGAAATAACCCTTCATTAGAAGTGGAATCTCTTTCCAGTTTCTATAAAGCCAAGATGCTACTACAAGTTTTGATACCTCTAGTAGTGAGCCCATTATCATAATAGGTATCACAGCTGCAGCAAAGATGGCAACCAATCCAGAGATGGCATACCAAGCAGCTATTGCAGACAACGACAACGCTGTTACTAATAGGAGTAAATTCATTTTTCTATTTTTACGTGATTCCTGTGAACACGGACTTGAATATGTCCATTATACCATTTGTCAGGATTCTCGAGTACCTCGTGTTGGAATTGAAATTTAGCCTCAAAGTAAGAGGCACTACCTTTATTTAGGCAATAACAGAGGATCTCACGTCTGAAGTTCTCTTTTCCAAGACGTTCTACATCTGCTTTCAATTCATCGGAGGATGACCAATAATCACGCCAATCGGATTCAGACTTAACTTTACGTTTTCTAGTCTTACCCTTTAGTGGTGGTTTGGTTCTTGTACTTTCAGTTAACTTCTTACCAATATATTGGCGTCCATCTACAAGATTTGTTATCAAGTAGACGAACGCCTTATATTTTGGATCTATTTCTTCAACTGGTTCGTTGTTATTATACCATGTCATAATTACTCTTCATCGAAATCCTCTTCCTCCTCATATATATCTGCGCTACACAGAGGACAATAGACGATTTCTTCAGAGGTAAATTCTTCCCCACGAATAGTAATTACACCAATAGCGTTACAACTCTCACATTCGAATTGTTTTTTAATAGACATTAAACTGCCTTCCCCCAAATTTCCTCCCATGATCCCGTCAATGCGCCTTTCGCATAATCAGTGACACGGTTCTCGAAGAAGTTGCCGTGTACTGGTGCGTTGATCATTTCTTCTACCCATGGGAGAGGATTCTTTTTAACTTTAAAAATGCCTTTCATGCCCAATGAAATTAGGCGACGATCAGCAATATACCGAATGTACATCTTCACATCCTCGGTATTTAGGGATCTCATATCGCTACCTGCGAATGACAAGTCAATAAATTTGTCTTCAAGTTCAACCATCTTTTCTGCGATAGTATAGATCTTAGACTTTAGTGAGTCATTCCAAATTTCAGGATTCTCTTGAACGAATGTGCGGAATAGTTTGATCATATTCTCAGCATGCATTGTTTCATCAACAATAGACCATGTAACAATCTGACCCATACCCTTCATCATACCATGACGTGGGAAATTCAACAACATAATGAAAGAACTGAATAGCTGCATACCCTCTGTGAAAGCAGAGAATACCGCAATGTGTGTTGCTGTTGATTCTAGCGTACCATTCTTGCTAGACAACTCAGCAACATAGTCATGCTTTGCTGCCATTTCTTCATATTCAGCAAACTCAGAGTAAGTAGACTCTGGCATACCTAGTGTTTCAATCAAGTGTGAGTATGCAGCAATGTGCAATGCTTCACGAGCAGCAAAACCAGAAAGCATCATACGAATCTCTGGTTGTGGGAAGTATGGAAGATAATTCTTCACATAACCACCAGCAACGTCAATGTCACCCTGTGTGAAGAAACGGAAAATGTTTGTTAGGAATTTACGCTCAGAATCTGTCAAACGTGATTTCCAGTCTTTGACATCTTCTGCCATTGGTACTTCAGTATGAAGCCAATGTGCTTGTTCATGTTTCAACCAAGCATCATATGCCCATGGATAGTTGAAAGGTTTAAAGTAATTACGCTCGTCTGTTAGATTTAGTAATTGAGTATTGGTCTTTTTAGGACTCATTGTTGCCATCCTTTTTAATATATGG